GATTTAAGGACAGCTCTTCCACCAAACCCTAATCCTCCCGGTCGAGCAGCTCCTGATTTAAGGACAGCTCTTCCACCAAACCCTAATCCTCCCGGTCGATATGATGTTAATCCACCGACATCAGGTGCTGGGGGTGTAATGCCAAAGCCAATGGGTGGCGGACTATCTTCTGGAAAATTTGGAGCGCCATCTATGGGCGCAGGACCCCTACCTAGTCCAGTAGCCCCGCCCCCAGCAGGGGGGATGATGCCTCAAACGGGCGGAATGAAAAAAGGTGGAAAAGTTCAGGTTAAATCAAAAGCATCATCTGCATCTAAAGTTCGTGGTCATGGTTGCGAAACACGCGGTAAAACCAAAGGGCGATTTGTATAATGCCAAGCGCGTCAAAAAAACAACACAATTTTATGGCAGCAGTTGCAAACAACCCAAAGTTTGCAAAGAAAGCTGATGTGCCGCAGTCAGTAGGTGAAGATTTTGTAGCAGCAGATAAAGTAAAAGCTTCTAGACCTGATTTACAAGGCGTTAATAAGCCAAAAACTGATCATGGCTCCATGAGCCTATTTAACAAGGGTGGTGCTATGAAAGACATGAAACAAGACAAAGCTATGGTCAAAAAAGCCGTAGGTATGCATGATAAACAAATGCACGGTGGTAAAAAGACCGACATGGGCGCTTTGAAAAAAGGCGGTATGCCAATGGTTATGAAAGACGGCAAAAAAATCCCGGCTTTTGCCGCTAAGAAAGGCGGTATGGCTAAGATGGCTGATGGTGGTATGACTGATCCCCGTGCCAAGATGATGATGGCTAAAATGGGTCGTGCAATGCCTGCTGGTCGTGCTATGCCTAAACGTCCTGTTGAAGAGCCTATGATGAATAAAGGCGGCATGACCAAGATGGCTAAAGGCGGCGGTATTGAGTCTAAGGGTAAAACTAAAGGCACAATGGTACGAATGAAGTCTGGCGGACGCGCTTGCTAAGGAGAATATTATGCCTATTTCTGGTGGTTTACCCCCTTTACGTCAAACAGCACCGTTACTAAGTGATGATCAAATTGCTGGAAAAATGAAGGCGCAAAAATTAAAAGATACTTACGGTCCAAATCAAGACGAAAGAGACCGCATGGAACGTGCATCGTTAGTAGCATCAGCACGGCGCGAAGCAGAGGATTTAACTGATAGCAAACCACGCCCGCCAGAAGCTAAGGTTGAGCCAGAAGTTTTGATAAGTCCTGATGGAAAGTCTGGCGGCATGGGTCCAATTAAAAAAATGGCTAAAGGCGGCTCTGCATCTAAACGCGCTGATGGTTGCTGTACTAAAGGCAAAACTAAAGGTCGAATGGTATGAGAGCCTCTCGCGGTATGGGTGCTATTAATCCTTCCAAGATGCCTAAAGGCAAGCGTAAAGAACGCCGCGATGATACTGACTTCACTGAATACGCTGAAGGTGGCAAGGTAAAGTCTAAAGTAAATGAAGCAGGTAACTACACCAAGCCTAGTTTGCGTAAGCGTATTTTTAACAGCGTCAAAGCCGCAGCAGTCCAAGGCACGGGTGCAGGGCAATGGTCAGCTAGAAAAGCACAGTTAATGGCTAAACGATACAAAGCAGCAGGTGGTGGATATAAATGAGTAGCTTAGCAAAACCGCAACAGTCTCTGAAATCTTGGGGTGACCAGAAATGGACAACCAAGTCAGGCAAGAAATCTTCTGAGACCGGTGAGCGGTATTTGCCCAAGAAAGCTATTGATGCACTTAGCCCTGCGGAGTATGCAGCCACAACTAAAGCAAAGCGTACGGGTAAGGCGGCAGGCAAACAGTTTGTAGCCCAGCCTAAAAACATTGCTAAGAAAACGTCAGGGTTTAGATAATGGCTACTAGTGGTTTAAACGCATTTAATCTTGATCTCTCAGAGCTTGTTGAAGAAGCCTTTGAAAGGTGCGGGCAAGAGTTGCGTACGGGCTATGATTTACGCACAGCGCGACGCAGTTTAAACATCCTGACAATTGAATGGTCAAACCGTGGCATTAACCTGTGGACAATTGATCAGGGATCGTTCCCGCTTGTTCAAGGGCAGATTTCATACCCAATACCAACAGACACAATAGATTTGCTGGATCAGGTAATCCGTACTGGGTCTGATTCAACGCAAGTTGACATCAACATTACCCGCATATCTGAGTCTACCTACGCTACGATTCCCACAAAGAACGCACAGGGTCGCCCCATTCAGGTGTGGATTAACCGTCAGTCTGGCAACACAAATGCCGTTGCATCTACAACTTTAAACGGTGCAATTACAGCTACAGCCACCACAATTGACGTTGTATCAGCGGTTAGCTTGCCTTCTCAAGGCTATATTAAAGTTGATAACGAAGTCATTCTTTATCAGAATGTGAGTGGAAACCAGTTATTAAATTGCTTCCGTGGGCAGAACAACACCACTGCTGCAACCCACATTACAGCAACATCTGCGTATCAAATCTTCTTACCTAATGTGAACATCTTCCCCACTGCAAATGCTCCGGGTAATCAATACACGTTTGTTTACTGGCGTTTACGCAGAGTGCAAGACGGTGGTGGCGGTGTAAACACTCAGGACATTCCTTTCCGGTTTATTCCATGTCTTGTAGCAGGGCTTGCTTATTATCTGAGCCTTAAACTGCCAAACATGGATATGAATCGCGTTGGCGGGTTAAAAATAGATTATGAACAACAGTTTCAGTTAGCCGCAGACGAAGACAGAGAGAAAGCATCAATACGATTTGTTCCACGCAATATGTTTTATTGAGGTGAGTCATGCCCTCTAAATATGCAAGTGGTAAACATAGTATTGCGGAATGTGATCGCTGTGGTCAACGGTACAAGTTAAAAGAGTTAAAGAAATTAGTTGTAAAAACTCAAATATATAACGTTAAAGTTTGTCCTAGCTGTTGGGACCCCGATCAGCCTCAGTTGCAGTTAGGCATGTATCCGGTAAATGACCCGCAAGCTGTGTATGAACCAAGACCAGATGTTAGCTATCAAGTATCAGGCAATAGTGGTTTACAGGTTGGATTAACAGGCACAACAAGCATTAATGACTATGGTGTTCCTGAAGGCGGAAGTCGAATATTTCAGTGGGGCTGGAACCCAGTTGGTGGCGCAATGGATGACGGTCTAACACCAAACGATTTAGTAGTTGATTGTCAGATTGGTACGGTTACAATAACGGTTACTTAGGAGCTTAAAATGGCTTATAAACGTGTTGATGATGGCATAGCAAAAAAGGGCAAGACCGAAGGCAAAAACCTTGGCGACAATGGCGCTAAAGTCTTGGGCATGAAAGGTGGCAAAAAGGTTGCTGGTGTTTCGTCTGAGTCAATGAAATCAATGGGTCGCAATCTAGCCCGTGTTGCTAATCAGGGGTAATCATGGCTAAATTTAGCGCAAAAATGATGGGCAAAGAAGTGGGTGATGCTGGTATCTATGCCAAGCCGCACACGATGGATGGCAAGCCTTTGAAGCTGTCAGAGAATATGCAAGACCCAAACTGTCTGTCTGCTGAACAAAGTGGTCCTCGTTCTGGTGCAAAGCGTGTGAGCGCAGGTAACCCAGCCCGTGATGATGTCAAAACTACCGGCATTGAGACTCGCGGCAACGGCGCGGCAACCAAAGGTCGTATGGCTCGTGGACCTATGTGCTAACTATGAACTACGCTCAACTTGTCACTGCGATTGAGGAATACACTGAAACAAGCGAGACAACTTTTGTTTCGCAGATACCCAATTTTGTGCAACTTGCTGAAGAGCGTATTTATAACACCGTTGATTTACCGTCTTTGCGTAAGAACGTGACTGGAACATTAACAATTGCTAATCCGTACTTATCCGCACCGGGCGACTTTCTGTCTGTGTATTCGCTTGCCGTTATTAATGACGATGGAGAGTATGAGTATTTGTTAAACAAAGACGTTAACTTTATTCGTCAAGCTTATACGCAGCCTACAGATACAGGCATTCCAAAGTACTACGCTATTTTTGGACCAAACAGCTCTTCTATTACAGAGCTTAGTTTTATATTAGGACCAACGCCGGATGGCGAATATTTAGTAGAGCTTCATTATTTTTATTACCCAGAGTCAATTGTTACTGCAAGCACATCATGGATTGGTGATAACTTTGAATCGGCGTTGCTTTATGGTGCGCTGCGGGAAGCTGTAATCTTTCAGAAAGGCGAGCAGGATATGGTCGCTTACTACGAGAAGATGTACATGGAGTCATTGGGTTTACTGAAGAATTTGGGTGATGGCAAGTTACGTCGTGATGCTTATCGTTCTGGTCAAATAAGGTTGCCGGTGAAATAATGCCATTTACTGGAAATTTTCTTTGTACAAGCTTTAAAGTTGGACTACTGGGCGCAAGCTTTGACTTTGCTACGCCGACAACGGATGTGTATAAGATTGCTCTGTATGACAACGCAGCAGCTTTTGACGCATCTACTACAGTTTATACAACTGATAATGAAGTGGTTGCCTCTGGGTATACCGCTGGCGGGGAAATTTTAACGCCCACAGTTAGCTATGATGGCACAACTTCATTTTTGTCGTTTGCCAATGTGTCATGGACATCTGCTTTAACTGCCCGTGGTGCATTAATTTATAAGGTTGGTGGGTCAAGTATCTGCGTATTAGACTTTGGTTCTAACAAAACTTCCACAACAACATTTACTGTTGAATTTCCCGCTGCTAGTAGTACTACCGCCATTATTAGGCTTGCATAAGGATTAAAAATGTTAAACGATAAAACACTTTCTACAGACCAAGTGGCGGCAGGATTAGTCATGGGTACGCACTCGGCTGAAAAAGCCGTAGCAACTGGGGTTTACAAGATTCAATGCCATGACGCACAGGGCAACTTGAAGTGGGAAGCTGAGTCTAAAAACCTTGTGGTCAACGTCGGTCTTCAAGACATGAACGCCAAGTACTTCACGGGCAGTGCTTATACAGCCACTTGGTATATTGGGCTTTACGGTGCTGGTGCAACTAACACGCCTGCCGCAAGTGACACTATGTCTTCTCACGCTGGGTGGACTGAAAACACGGGTTACAGCAACGCAACTCGCCCTGTCTGCACGTTTGGTACACCGACCACGGCTAATCCCTCGGTGGCTACAAACTCAGCCTCTCCTGCGTCATATACGATTAACGCTACTTCTACCGTAGGTGGTGCGTTCTTAACAAGCAACAACACTGTTGGTGGGTCAACAGGAACTTTATTTTCAGCGGCAGACTTTGGCTCGCCCGGAGACCGTTCGGTAGTTAATAGTGATATTTTGACTGTGACTTACACACTTTCATTGGCGGGCTAATCATGTTTAAGAAAGGCGAAATCGTTAAGGTTAAAACCACTGTACCTTCAGGACCTATTCTGGCGCTACGGTTTAACCCCGATGGTGATGTTGAGTATCTGGTTGAGTGGACAGACGCTGATGGTAACGTGCAGCAACGATGGTTTCTTGAAAGTCAATTAGAGGCTTGATATGCCTGATGGCGGCTGGAGTTCTGGCACTTGGGGGCAAGCTGGATGGGGCATGTCAGTATATGACCGCCCTGTTAGTGAGACTTCAACTGCGACAGATTCAAACGCAAGTAATGTAACTTTTATCAGCGCAGTTAGTGAAACAGCAACCGCGACAGATAGTGTAAACAGCGCAGTAACGTTTGGGTCGAGCATAAGTGAAAGCTCTACAGCGACAGATAGCATTAGTAGCAAAGCAACATTTGTAACTGCGGTATCCGAAACAGCAACTGCGACAGATAGCATTAGTAGCAAAGCAACATTTGTAACTGCAGTCAGTGAATCAGTAACAGCTTTGGATGCCTTGAGCGCTGGGGTTAGCTTTGTAAGCTCTGTGAGCGAAACAATAACTGCAACAGACGGTTTTATTTCTCAGGTGTCTTTTGTTTCGGCAATCAGTGAAAGTTCTGCAGCAACAGATTTAAACGCAAGCAGTGTAACTTTTGGCGCACAAGTAGACGAGTCTATATCGGCTACAGATGATAATGCAGCATTGGTTAATTTTAGTGTATCGGTTAGTGAGTCAACGGTTGCTTCAGATGTTACAACCGCAAGCGCAAGTTTT